GCGCAGATACTTTTCGCGGACTTCGAGTGGCTTGGCGTGGGGTCGGTGCGTGTCGGGTTCGTCATCGACGGCCAGTACATCACGGCGCACACGTTCGACAACGCCAACGAGGTGACATCGGTCTATATGCAGACCGCGACGCTGCCGCTGCGAATCGAGATCGAGAACACGGCCGCGACCGCGAGCAGTTCGAGCATGAAGCAGATATGCTCGACGGTGATTTCTGAGGGCGGCTACGAGCAGACCTCCATCGAGCGCGTGGCCCGAAGGTCCACGACGCTCACCGGAATCGGGACATCGTTCGTGCCGCTGGTGTCTATCCGGCTCGCGTCGGATTCTCTCGGGGCGGTGATTTTGCCAAAGCAGGTGCGCGTGCTTCCGATCGCCAACGGCGAGTACGAGATAGTGCTGGTCAGGAACGCGACGCTCACCGGCGCGTCCTACGATACGACGACCTTTGCCAGCGTGGACTTTGATGTGACCGCGACCGCCATGTCTGGCGGGGACATCGTGCTGAATGAATACGCCACGGCGACCAACCAAGCCGGCGCGCAGGCGCAGAACGATTTGGTTTATAACTTCGATATGCAACTCGGCGCGACCATCGCCGGGACGAGTGATGTCTACACGGTCGCCGTCAGAGTCTTGAGCGGCACCGGGTCTGCCATCGGTTCATTGGCCTTTTATGACTTGTCGGAATAGGTGACGCATGAGTAACGCATTCATGGGGCAGCGCCAGTCGGCCTCGCCGTTTGGCTTCGGCGGCTACAGCGGCGGCATGGGGTTGAGGCAGGACTACGGGCCATCATTTGCCGGGCGATTTACTGACTACATGGGTAGTAGCTATGGCGGCGGAATGGGCGGATACAACCCGTTCGGCGGCGGCGGCTATGGCACGCAATTCGGCGACTATGACATGAGCGGCTACGGCGGCGGCGGCTTCGGCGGCTACGGCGGCGGGATGCGCGCGCCGGCCTACGAGCCGACCATCAACGACGCATTCTCACGCTACTTCTCGCAGCAGTACTATGGCGGTCCTGCCTTCGACCCGTTCGCGGCGACGTCGTTCTTCGGCGGCGGCTTCGGCGGCGGATTCGGCTTCGGCGGCGGTGGTCGCCGTGGCGGCGGGATGGGCGGCCGGATGCGCCGACGGCGGCAGATGTTCGAGGACCTCTTCCAGCCGGAGCAGCCGCCTCAGCCGCAGCCGCAGCCGATGCCGGTCGAGGACACACGCGCGCGGATTCAGCCGATGCCGATTGGCGGCGGCGCTTTCCAGCCGGGCGGCGGCGGGCAGCGCATCGAGATGGGGCCGGTCACGCCGCAGCCCGATTTGATGATGCGCCCCGATGTGATGCCGCAGCCGTACATGGGGGGCTTTTCGTTCCCTTTTGATCAAGCCCTGCCGGCCAAGAGCGAGGCGCCGTCGGCGCCTGCCGTGCAGGGTTTTGATTCCATCATGCCGGTGCAGATGCAGGACACGCCGGTGCAGTCGGCTCCGGCGTATGCGCCAGCGCCGTACATTCCACCCGCTCCGTCCTACATGGAGCCAATGCAGTACACCCCGCCCGCTCCGTCCTATGCGGAGCCAATCCAGTACATTCCGCCTGCTCCGTCCTATATGGAGCCGGAGCAGTACATCCCGCTCAACATAGCGCCGAGGTTTTCCCCGTTCGCCCGCAGCAGCCGGGAGATGCTTGAGTTAGACTTCTGACGATTTTTTAACACAAGAGGTTCATGCCATGAAGCCCGGACTCTATGCCAACATAAACGCCAAGCGCGCGCGGATCGCCGCCGGCAGCGGCGAGAAGATGCGCAAGCCTGGCGCCAAGGGCGCTCCGACCGCCGCGGCCTTCAAGGCCTCGAAGAAGACGGCGAAGAAGCGCGGGTGAAGACGCCGGCGTGGCAGCGCGCCGCCGGGAAAAACCCGCGCGGCGGATTGAATGCCAAGGGGCGCGCGTCGTACAAGGCGCAGACCGGCGGCACGCTGAAGGCGCCCGTCAAGGGAGCGCCTGATTCTCCGCAGGAGATGCGCCGCAAGGGTTCGTTCCTGACGCGCATGGGCTCGATGCCCGGGCTTCTGGTGGACGAGCAGGGCGACAAGACGCGCCTCAAGTTAAGCCTTGAGGCGTGGGGGCACCGTGGAGACAAGGCCAGCGCCGTCGCCAAGGGGCGGCGGTTGTTGGACCGATACCGAAAGCAGAAGGAGAACCGCTGATGCCTAGCAAGTCCGCCAAGCAAGCCCGCCTCATGGCCGCCGCCGCGCACTCCAAGGAGTTCGCCAAGAAGGTGGGCGTGCCGATGAAGGTCGCCAAGGAGTTCAACAAGGCCGACAAGGGCGGCAAGCTCTTGAAGCGCGCCATGAAGAACCGCCCCAAGAGCGGGCTTCTGGCTTGAGCGAGCGCAACCCGTACATCGACGCCGGCAAGGGGGTGCAGGCCAAGGAGCTGCTCGAGAACCCCATCATGGCCGAGGCCTTCGCCGAGCTCGAGCGTAGGTACATGGAAGCCTGGCGGCAGAGCAAGCCCGCCGACCAGGAGGAGCGCGAGCGTCTGTGGCTCGCGGTCGGAATCCTGGCCGAGATCCAGCGCCACCTGCGGGTGGTGATTGACAATGGCGTGATTGCGAACCGGGACATCGACAAGATTTCCGGTAGAAAGTGAATAATGGATTCATGAGCACTACCGGCACGGGTACACCCCCGGGAAACGTACAGTCCACGCATGATGTCTTCGAGCAAATGCTCGCCGCCGAGGAAGGCGAAAACGAGCAGGTCGAAGCGGAAGGCGTGGTGGAAGATGAGCCCGAGTTAGCGGCAAGCGAGTCCGCCGACGAGGGCGAGCAGACCGAAGGCGAGGAGGATGCCGAAGAGGCGCCCCAGCCGGGCCAGACATTCCGCGTCAAGGTTGACGGGGAAGAAGTCGATGTCCCGCTGGATGAGCTGCTGAAGGGTTACTCCCGCACCGCGGATTACACGCGCAAGACGCAGGCGATCGCTGAGGCCCGGAAACAGGCACAGCAAGAGTCTGCCCTGGCGCGGGAAGAGCGGCAACGGTATGCGCAGACCTTGGCAGCCCTGGAGGGCACGCTCAAGTCGCTGCAACCGCCCGAGGTTGACTGGGAGAGGCTCTACGCCGAGAACCCGGTCGAGTGGGTGAGACAGCGCGAGCTAGTGCGGTCCAGGCAAGAGCAGGCGGCATGGGTCCAGTCCCAGAAGCAGGCTCTGGTGGAGCAGCAGCAGGCGGAAGAGAGAGCGGAGGCCGAGAAGACCCTCGAGTCCGAACGCAGCAAGCTCTTGGAGGCCATGCCAGAGTGGCGCGACGCTGACAAGGCGCGCGCCGAGAAGGCGAAGATCGTCGAATATGCCACCGAAAGACTCGGCTTTACGGTCGAGGAGATTTCGGACATCTACGACGCCCGGGCCGTCCTGGCGCTGCGCAAGGCAATGATGTTCGACCAGCTGATGAGCAAACGCGATCAGATGCGTCCGCAGATCATCCAGAAGGCCAAGCCCATGAGGGCCGGGGCCGCCTCCACGCCGCAGTCGTCCAAGGTCGTCGCATCGAAGGCCGCTTTTTCAAGACTCGCAAATAGTGGCAGCACGCGCGACGCGGCTGTCGTGTTTGAACAATTCTTGGAGTAACTTCTAATGTCCCAGACCAGCAATACGTTCGATACCTTCAACGCAAAAGGTATCCGTGAGTCCCTCTCGAATGTGATCTACAACATCTCGCCGGAAGAGACGCCGTTCATGTCGAACGTCGGCCGCGAGAACGTGAAGAACACCTACTTCGAGTGGCAGACCGATTCGCTCGCCGCCGCCAGCACCACGAACGCGCAGGTGGAAGGCGACGACATCACGACCTTCGACTCGACCGCCGCGACCGTCCGCCTCGGCAACTACACCCAGATCAGCAACAAGACGCTGCTCATCTCGGGCACCCTCGAGTCGGTGGACAAGGCCGGCCGCCGTTCGGAGCTCGCCTACCAGCTCGCCAAGCGCTCGGCTGAGATCAAGCGCGACATGGAGAGCATCTGCCTCACCAACCAGGCGGCCGCGGCCGGCTCGGCTGGCGTGAGCACGGCGCTTCGCAAGACGGGTTCGCTGTTGGCCTTCCTCAAGACCAACACCGACAAGGGCACGGGCGGCGCCGATCCGGTGTACACCTCGTCCCCGACGGCGACCCGCACCGACGCGACCGCCGCCAACCTGCGCACGTTCACGGAAGAAATCCTCAAGTCGGTCATCCAGAAGGTCTGGGCGTCCGGCGGCACCCCCAAGGTGCTGATGGTTGGCCCGGTGAACAAGGCGCGCGTGTCGGGCTTTGCCGGCATCGCGGAGATCCGCCGCGAGGTGACGGGCAACCGCCAGGCGACCATCATCGGCGCGGCCGATGTCTACGTTTCCGACTTCGGCAGCGTGAACGTGGTCCCGAACCGGTTCCAGCGTGAGCGTGACGCCTTCGTGCTCGACCCTGAGTACGCGGCCGTTTCGTTCCTGCGCCCGTTCAGCACGGTGCAGCTCGCCAAGACGGGCGACGCCGAGAAGCGGATGCTGGTGGTCGAGTGGGGCCTCAAGGTCAACACCGAGGCCGCGCACGGCCTCGCGGCTGACCTCACCACGACCTAATCGGGTGATGTAAACTCGGGGGCGCCGGTAATAGTGCCGGCGCCCCTTGAGTTGAGGTGAACATGCAATCGACGGGGAAAAGGCTTTTCGACTTCGACCCGACGACAGGCACCACGAAGTGGTGGCACTACGACGCCGACCGTGACGAGGCGACCATCGAGACGGTCTTCGAGGTCGGCGACATCGTAGAGCAGAACAAGGCCCAGTATGCCGCGACCGACGAGAGGACGCGCTGGGGCGAGTGGAGCAAGGTGGCGTCGATTCCGATGCCGTTGTTCTACCGGCTGAAGAAGGATGGGATCATCGACGACCCTGCCGCGATGAAGCGCTGGCTCAATGACCCCGACAACAGATTTTTCAGAACACGGCCGGGGCGCGTATGAGCCGCTCGGTCGCGATTCTGGTCCCGGCAAGGGACACGGTGATGACCTCGTTCGCCTATGACCTAGCGCGCGCGATGTCGTTCCACACCGCGACAACAGACGACCGTGTGCTGCTTTTCACATCGCACGGGACTCTGATCGCCTCTCAAAGGATGGAGCTTGCGCGGCAGGCTCTCGAGGAGAAGGCGGACTATCTCCTCTGGCTTGACTCAGACATGCGGTTCCCGAAGGAAACAATCGGGCACCTCATCCTGCGCGACAAGCCCATCGTGGCCGCGAATTATGCGACGCGCCGTATGCCGGTCAAGCCGGTGGCGATGATGGACAACAACGGCGAGATCGGGCGGGTGTATACCGCGCCGGACTCTGAGGGGCTCCAGCCGGTGGATTACATCGGCATGGGGGTGATGATGGTGAAGCGCGAGGTGTTTGAGAAGGTGGAGGCGCCGTGGTTTGCGATCCCCTACTCCACCATCGGGAATCACTACATCGGCGAGGACGTGTTTTTCTGCCGCAAGGCGCGCGAGGCGGGCTACGAGGTACTCGTGGACCATGACCTCTCGCACCAGGTGCGGCACATCGGGACCTTCGAGTATTCACACGAAGGCGCGTGGGCGATGAAGGAACAGGTGGATGGCCCTCAACTCATACAGCGCGCTTAGGGCGAGCATCGCCGACTGGCTGAACCGGGACGACCTCACGTCGGTCATCCCGGACTTCATCTCGTTGGCCGAGGCGCAGCTCGAGCGCCGGCTGCCGACGCAGAAGATGGTCAAGCGCGCCGACGCCACCATCGACACGCCGTTCTCGGCGCTGCCGTCTGACTTCCTGTCGGCCAAGTCTCTGGTGCTGACCTCGACGGCGCCCGTGCAGCAGCTCGTATTCTTGACCGAGGACGAGCTGGACTCGAAGAAGACCCTGTACCGCACGACCGGCAAGCCGATGTATTTCGCTCTGGTCGGGAACCAGATCGAGGTGCTGCCGCCGCCCGACACCGGGTACACGGCGGAGCTCACCTACGTGGCGACGCTCGCCAAGCTCTCCGATTCCAACGCATCGAATTGGATATTGGAGCGGCACCCTGATGTGTACCTATACGGGTCGCTGCTGCAGGCGGCCCCGTACCTTCGCGACGACGAGCGCGTCGCCCTCTGGACCCCGCTCTACGGGCAGGCCATCGAGGACATGATCCTGCAGAACGAGCGCGCGGCATTTAGCCAGGGGCGCATGGCCATGACAGTCAAACCGACGAGGGTTATCCCGTGAGTGCATTTTCCAACTATCTCGAGAACAAGATCCTGCTGCATGTGCTGTCGAACACGGCGTACACGTCGCCGACGACGGTCTACCTGGGCCTGCACACCGCAGACCCTACCGACGCCGGCACCGGCACCGAGGTGAGCGGCGGCTCGTACGCGCGCCAGTCGTTCGCCTCGACCATCTCGGGCAACGCGGCGTCGAACACGAGCGCGATTGAGTTCCCGACGGCCACGGGAACCTGGGGCACGGTCGGCTGGGTCGCCGTGTGGGACAACCTCACCGGCGGCAATCTGCTGTTCCACGGCGCCCTGACGGCCAGCAAGACCATCGCCTCGGGCGATGTGTTCCGGGTGCCGGCGGGCGACCTCGACATCACGCTGGACTAATTGATGGCAGGCTACGGCTCCGGGTTATATGGCCGTGGCAGGTATGGCATCGACCCCAAAGAGGGCGCTGCCAGTCTGAGTGCGTCGGCGGCGCTGTCGTGCGTCGGCGTGAGGGTGAGGCTCGGGGCGGCCGCCATAAGCGGCGCCGCCACGATGATAACGGTCGGGGTGCGGGTGCAGCCCGGCGCGAGCGCGATGTCGGCGTCTGCGACGCAGGCGGCGGCGGCGGTCATCGTCAAGGATGCCTCGGCGGCCTTGGCGGCCTCTGGGGCGCTCTCGTGCTCGTCGAGCATAGTGCGCGACGGCGCGGCGGCGATCGCCGGGTCGGCCTCTTTGGCGGCCTCGGCGGTGCGGGTGAGGCTCGGCGCCGCCGCGGTATCCGGCGCGGCCACGCTCGCGGCGGATGCGCTCAGGGTGCGGCTCGCGGCGTCTGCGATGTCTGCGGCGGCGAGCCAGTCGGCCGCTGGCGTGCGGGTTCGTCTTGGGGCGGCGTCGCTCGAGGGCTCTGCGGGCCAGGACGCGACGGCGAACGTCGTGTACATCGACAGCGCGGCCCTCTCTGGGTCGGCTGCTCTGGTGGCGGCGGGCGGCGTCATACAGTCGGCGGCGGCGGCGCTCTCGGGGTCGGCGGCTCTGTCGGCCGCCGGGCGGCTGAAGTGGGAGAACGAGCCCGACACGGCCGAGAGCTGGGCGCCGGTGGCGGACACGGCAGAGAGCTGGAGCGCGGCGAGCGATACGGTCGTCGCCTGGAGCGCGGTGGCGGACACCGCAGAGACATGGGCGCCGGTGGCAGACACGGCGGAGACTTGGACAGAGAAGACACACCCGGCCTATCTACAGGCCGCTTGAGGTAACGAAAAATGGCTGACACAACCACCACCAACCTTGGCCTGACGAAGCCGGAAGTCGGCGCATCGGCGGACACCTGGGGCACCAAATGGAACACCAACAGCGACCTGATCGACGGCGTATTCGCCGCCGCGGGCAGCGGCACGTCGGTGGGCCTCAACGTCGGCACCGGCAAGACGCTGGCGGTGGGCGGGACGCTCACGATGTCGGCGCTCACGGCCTCGACGGCCTTGGCGCTGAACGCGAGCAAGCAGGCGGTGTCGGTGACGAACACCGGCACCGGGAACAATGTGCTCTCGGCGTCTCCGACGCTGACGGGCACGATCGACGCCGCGGCGCAGACCCTCTCCGGCAACCTCACGCTCTCCGGCGGCACCGCGAACGGCGTCCTTTACCTCAACGGGTCGAAGGTGGCGACGAGCGCGAGCGGGCTGACTTACAACGGCAGCACTTTTGTTGCGACAGGCAGCGCAAAGGTCGGCGCAGGCGCGGCTTCCAACTCGGCCACCTTCATGGTCAACAACCCCAACGCAACGGCCACGGGAATTCAGTTGTTCCAAGACGCCCAAGAATCTTGGGTTATGGGGCTTCTTGCAAGCAGCACCGCCTTGACTTGGGCAAATTCCGGCACCGAGCGTATGCGCCTCGACGCCTCCGGCAACCTCGGCATCGGGACGAGTTCGCCGTTGCAGCGGCTTGATGTCGCGGGCAACATCCGCGCCCTCAACTCTGGCGCTGATTCGCAAGTCATTGCGACCGCGCCGACTGATTCCTTCTCTCCGTTCATTCGTTGGGCCGTTTCCGGCGTCCGCGACTCGGGCATCTTGGGATACCCTGCGGGCGATGACTCGTTGGTGTACCGCAGCGGTGCAAACAGTTTCAGCACCGGCACGGAGCGGTTCCGCATCACCGCTGTTGGCAATGTGGTGGCAGGTGGTTCCGTTGCCCTCGCCACGACCGCGACCAACGGCTTCCTGTATGTCCCGACCTGCGCGGGTACGCCGACCGGAACGCCGACCGCCATCACGGGCATGGCACCCATCGTGGTCAACACCACGAACAACAAGTTGTATTTCTACAGCGGCGGCGCGTGGCGCGATGCCGGGCCGTAACACACAGGAGCAATCATGACCACTATCACTTGGAACATCTCGCAACTTGACTGCCTCCCGCAGTCTGCCGAAGGCGCGGATTTTGTAACTACCGTTCACTGGCAGTGCAACGGCGTAGACGGCGACTACAGCGGCAGCGTTTATAGCACTTGCTCGTTTGCCGTCGTCGAAGGTGCCTTCACCCCCTATGCTGACCTCACGCTCGACCAAGTGCTCGGCTGGGTCTGGGCGAACGGCGTGGACAAGGCCGCTACAGAGGCTGCGGTGGAGGGCCAGATTGAGGCCCAGAAGAACCCGCCCATCGTCTCGCCGCCGCTGCCGTGGGTGTCGCCGTGATTAACCTCACGCTGACCACGGAAGAGGTCAACGCCATCCTGCAAGTGCTTGGGCAGTTGCCCACCTCTTCGGGTGCGTGGCCCCTTGTCGTCAAAATCAAGGAGCAGGCAGAGCCGCAGGTGCCGAAGGACGGGGAGCCGTGACAGCCCCGATCGAGCGCGTGGGCGACGTCGCCGCCGCCGGCAGCGTGACCGCCGCCAGCGTGTCGTGGATGACCCAGGCCAACGAGATCATCTCGCTGGTCGCCGGGCTCATCGCGATCGCGGCCGGCTGCTTCGCGATCGCCGTACACTTCAAGAATTTGAGGAAGCCCTGATGGAGCCACGCTGGCTCAAGAGCGCGCGCGCCTTCCTCAGCCTTCGGGAGATTCCCGGCAAGGCGACCGCGCCCGTCATCGCGCGCTGGCTGCGCGAGCTCAAGGCGTGGTGGTCGGATGATGAGACCCCGTGGTGCGGCACCTTCGTCGCCGCCGTGCTTGAGGGCGAGGGCATCCGGCGCCCGAAGCATTGGTACCGCGCCAGGGCGTGGCTCGACTGGGGCGACCATATCCGTGAGCCCGCCGTGGGCGCCGTCGTAATCCTTGACCGCAAGGGCGGCGGCCACGTCGGGTTCGTGGTCGGAAACGACGAAGCCGGGCGCCTGATGGTGCTCGGCGGGAACCAGGGCAACGCCGTGACGGTGGCTCCATTTGATCGCGCCCGGGTGCTCGGCTACCGCTGGCCCCCGGGCTTCACCGTGCTGGGCTGCCCGATGCCGCTCATCGCATCCAACGGGGCGAAGGCCTCGGTTAACGAAGCATAGGAGATGAACATGAACGCAGAACAGATCGCCGGGATCGTCCGCGCCGTCGTGGCCGCCATCGGCGGCTACCTTGTCGGCAAGGGCCTCGCCGACGCCGAGACGGTCGCGGCCGTGGGCGGCGCGCTCGCCACCCTCGCCGTGGCGGCGTGGTCGGTGCTGTCCAAGAAGAAGCCCGAGGCGGCGTGAGGATCTGGCTGGGGGCGGGACTGGCGCTTGCGCTGGCCGCCCTCGGCTGGGCCGGGCACCGGTCGGCCTACCAGGGCGGCCACGAGGCTGGCTCGGCGGCCGTGAGGGCAGAGTGGCACCTCGAGCGGGCGAAGGCCGCAGAGGCCGCCAGAGAGGCTGAGGCGCTGATTTACGCCAGGCACCAGGAGGTAGAGCGTGGACTGTCGGAGAGGTTGGACGCCGCTGATCGCCGTGGCCGCGAGCTTGCTCGCCGGCTGCGCGACGCCCGCGCCGCCCCCGGCGTGCCCGCCGCCTGTCCCGGTGCCGCCGCGCCTGATGGTCCCGCCGGAGAGCCCGGCGACGCGCGAGCGATTGACGAGGCTTTTATCGCTCACCTCGGGGCGTGCGAGCGAGACGCCGAGCGGCTCGCCGAGCTCCAGAGACTGACAGAGGATTGACGTGGCACTTATTCCGCTGAGCATCCAGCCGGGCGTGTACCGCAACGGCACCGAGTACCAGAGCCGCGGGCGCTGGCGTGACGCCTCGCTCGTGCGCTGGTACGAGAACACCATGCGCCCCGTGGGCGGCTGGCGCAAGCGCGCCTCCGGGCAGGTCACGGGCAAGTGCCGCGGCCTCCTGGCGTGGCGCTCGAACGCCAACGCGCGATGGATCGGCATCGGGACGCACTCGAAGCTGTACGCCATGAACGAGGCCGGGACCCTGACCGACATCACCCCGGCGGGCTTTACGCCCGGCAACGCCGACGCGGTGCTGAACCTGGGCTACGGCGGCGGCCCATACGGGCTGTTCTCCTACGGCACCCCGCGCCCGGACACGGGCACGGTGACGCCGGCCACGACCTGGACGCTCGACAACTGGGGCGAGTTCCTGCTGGCGTGCAGCAACGCCGACGGCAAGATCTACGAGTGGGACCTCAACACCGCGAACGACGGCGTGGCGCTCGCCAACGCGCCGGTCAGCAACAAGGCCGTGCTCGTGACGGCCGAGCGGTTCGTGTTCGCCCTCGGCGCCGGCGGCAACGCGCGAAAGGTGGCCTGGTCCGACCAAGAAGACAACACCATGTGGACCCCGGCCATCACGAACCAGGCCGGGGACTTTGAGCTCGAGACGGTGGGCTCCATCGTCACCGCCAAGCGCCTGCGCGGCGTGAACCTGATATTCACGGATGTCGACGTCCACACGGCCCAGTATCAGGGGCCGCCGTTTGTCTACGGCTTCGAGCGCATCGCCACCGGCTGCGGCCTCATCGGCGCCCAGGCCGTGGCGGCGGTGGAGTCGGTCGCCTACTGGTGGAGCCCGAGCGGCTTCTTCATGTACGACGGCTTCGTGCGCCCGCTTAAGTGCGACGTGCTCGACTATGTGGTGAACAACCTCTCGCAGACGCAACGCTCGAAGGTGTACGCCGTCGCCAACAACCAATACGGCGAGGTATGGTGGCTCTACCCGAGCACTTCAAATAGCGAGTGCGACTCGTATGTGTCGTACAATTACCGCGAGGGGCATTGGTCCATCGGCACCCTGGCGCGCACCGCCGGAACCGACCGCGGCGTCTTCAGCTACCCGCTGATGGTCTCGCCGGACGGCTATGTCTACGAGCACGAGGTCGGCGTCACCTACGACGGCACGGCGCCGTATGCGCGCTCTGGCGCCATTGAGCTGGGCGGCGGCGAGCGGCTGATGGTGGCCCGGCAGGTTATCGCCGACGAAAACGCGATGGGGGCGGTGTCGCTGCAGTTCATCACCAAGTTCGCGCCGAACGGCTCGGAGACGACCAAGAGCTACACCATCGACTCCATCTACACCCCGGTGCGATTCACCGGGCGGCAGGTCGAGATGCAGATCACGGGCGCGTCTCCGGCCACGGACTGGCGCGTCGGGACGATGCGGCTCGATGCCGTGGCGGGGGGTGAGCGGTGAAGGAGATAGACGGCATCGAGCACATCGCGCCGTTCCGCGAGCTCATCGAGCGCGCGCTCGCCGAGGGTTACGGACAGATGAACTACCACGACGTGCTCGACGGGATTGCGCGCGGCGAGTATCAGTTCTGGGCCTCGAACGATTCGTGCGTGGTGACGACCATCGACATCTTTCCGCGCATCAAGCAGCTCACCGTCATCATCGGCGCGGGTGACTTGAAGGAAATCGACGACGTGATTCGCCCGACCATCGAGGCCTGGGCGCGCAGCATCGGCTGCGACACGATGCTGATCATGGGACGCCCCGGCTGGCAGCGGGCGCTTGAGGGTTACAGACGCACCGCAGTGGTGCTTGAGAAGAAACTATGAGCAAGATTTTTTCGTCCAAGAGGAAGGAAGTCTCCAAGACGGAGATTGACCCGAGGATCTACGACAGCGTGCTGCGGAACCTGCAGTTCGCCGAGGAGGTCTCGGCCATCCCGTACGAGCCGTACCGCGGGATGATGGTCGCGCCGTTCACGCGCGACTACATGGAGGGCGAGGCCGCGACGCGCCGCATCGCGCGCGAGGGCGGCTTCGTCCCCGAGGTGGAGGCCGCCGCGCGCAGCGCGCAGGCGCTGATGGGCTTCCAGCCCGAGCGCATCAGCGCCGGCCAGATCGGGACCCAGTTCGGCGCGCGCGACATCGGCGCGTCGCTCGCGGGTGGCCCGGAGCGGGTCGGGGCGGGCGCCATCGGGACCACCTTCGGCGCGGCGCCCATCGGCGCGGAGCGCGTCGGTGCGGCGCTTGGCCGTGGCCCGGTCACGGTCGGTGCGGAGCGCCTCGGGACCACGTTTTCGCCCGAGCGCATCGCCGCGCGCGACATAGGCGCGTCGCTTGCGGGCGGCTTGCCGCAAGTCGCCGCTGGTCGCGTCGGCACGACCTTCTCACCGGAGCGCATCGCCGCGGAACGTGTCGGTGCGTCGCTTGGCGGCGGGCCGCGTATGGTCAGCGCCGGTCGCGTCGGTGCGCAGTTCGCGCCCGAGCGTGTGGCCGCGGGACAACTCGGGACCACCTTCGCCGCGCGCGAGATCGGCGGGCCGGGCGCAGCGCCCACGGCCGCCGCCGCCTCAGTGCTGGGGCGCGACATCGGCGCCTACATGAATCCCTACGAGCAGCAGGTCATCGAGGCCGGGCTCGGCGACATCAGCCGTGCCGAGGAGCAGGCGCGCGGCGGGCGCGCCGCCCGTGCCACCGCCGCCCGTGCCTTCGGCGGCTCGCGCGCGGCCATCGAAGAGGGCATCGCCGCCGGCGAGGCCGCCCGAGAGCGTAACCGCTTCGTGGCCGAGCAGCGCGCGCAGGGCTTCCGCGAGGCGGCGGCGATGCGCGAGGCCGACGTCGGCCGGCAGCAGCAGGCCGGGCTCGCCAACCAGGCGGCGGCGCAGCAGGTGATGGAGCTCGCCCAGCGCGGGCAGATCACGAACCAGCAGCGCGACCTCGAACTCTCGCGGCTCGGGCTCACGGCGGGACAAGCAAACATCGACGCGCAGATGCGCGCCGCGCTCGCCAACCAGCAGGCGCAGCAGGAGGCGCAGCGCCTCGGCCTCACGGCCGAGCAGGCGAACGTACAGGCGGCGCTCGAGGCCGATCGTGCCAACCAGGCCGCGGTCGAGAACTACCAGCGCATGGGCTTGTCGGCCGAGGAGGCCAACCAGAGGGCGATGGCCGACGCGGCCGCGCGCAACCAGCAGGCGGCGCTCGACGCTCAACGGCTTGGGCTCACGGCCGAGACGACCAACGTGCAGACTGCCATCGAGGCGCAGCGCGCCAACCAAGCCGCGGCACAGCAGTACATGCAGATGGGGCTCTCCGCCGAGGAGGCGAACCAGCGCGCGCAGATGGACGCGGCGACGCGCAACCAAGCTGCCGCGCAGGAGGCGCAGCGTCTTGGGCTCACCGCCGGGCAGTTCAACGTCGAGCAGCAGATGCGCGCCGGGCTCGCCAACCAGCAGGCCGTGCAGGACTATATGCGGATGGGGCTCTCGGCAGAGCAGGCCAACCAACAGGCCGCACTCGACGCCGCCGGGCGCAACCAGCAGGCCGCGCTCGAGGCGCAGCGGATGGGCAGCTCCGCGCAGCAGTTCAACGTGCAACAGCAGCAGGCGGCGGCACTCGCCAACCAGCAGGCCGTGCAGCAGTACATGCAGATGGGCCTGTCTGCCGAGCAGGCGAATCAGGCCGCCACGCTAGATGCGCAGCGGATGGGGTCGACGGCGCAGCAGTTCAATGTGCAGACTGGCATGGACGCCGCTCGCGCGAACCAGGCCGCCGGGATGCAGGGCGCGCAGTTCCAACTCGGCGCCGGGCGGCAACTCGCCGACCTCGGCCAGACGGCGCTGCAGAACCGCTACGGCGCTGGCGCGGCGATGATGGGCCTCGGCACGCAGCAGCAGCAGCTCTACCAGCAGTTCCTCAACGCGCAGCGCGAGGAGGACCTCCGCCGGCAGGAGTTCCCGCTGCGGCAGCTCGCGATCCGGCAGGGCGCGGTGTCGGCGTCGCCGTACAACGTGACCCAGACCGGGACCGTGACGGGTCGCCAGTCGCCATTTGATATTGGTATGCGATTTGCTTCTATGATCCCGATGGGCGGAGCGCCCACTCCGGGCTCCGACGAGCGCATGAAGCGCAACATCGGCGGCATCAAGAACCCGCTCGACAAGGTGCGCCGCCTCAAGGGCATCGAGTTCGAGTGGCAGGACGGCTACGGCGAGAAGGAAGGCGAGGACAGGGGCGGCGAGGAGGACATGGGCATGTCGGCCCAGTCCGTCGAGCGCGCCATTCCCGAGGCCGTCTCCCGGCGCGAGTCGGACAACATGCGCCAGTATGATCTGCCGCAGGTGGTCGGACTGCTCACCGAGGCCGTCAAGGAACTCGACAAGAAGGTCGGCGGCAAGCGCCGCGGGAGGGCGTGAGGTGGACTTTTTCAAGAAGCTGACGGACCGCGCGGCGCAGCGCAGGATTGACGCCGACGAGGAGATGTTCAAGCGCTACGGCACGCGGTACGCCGAGGGCACCGGCGTAGAGCGCGGAATCATGCGCCTTGCCGCGCAAAGCGAAGACGCTGAAGAGATGGACCTGACGCCGACCTTTAGGGCCAAGGTTGGCGAGCCTACCGGCGGCGACCCGCTCGAGATGTACCGCAAGATGTATCGCACCTACGGCGGCCGCAAGACGCGCGGCCTGCTCTTTGATTGAGGACCACGAAAATGGCAGAGAAAACAAAAAAGCCCGGATTTTTTAGCCGCTACATCGGCGGGCTGCTTGGCGAGGACGCCGAGTCCATGACCGAAGACGATCGCCGCCGGGCGACCTTGAGCTTGCTGGGCGCGATTGGCCGCAACTATTTGTCACCCGGCTCGGGCGACGAGTCGCTTGCTGCCATGCGCGCCAGCCGCGCCGCAGAGCGCAAGGCCGCAGACGATGCACGCCGCACCGCCGCCGCCGAGGCCATGATGCCGGACATCACGTCCCTCCTCTTTGGTGGCCTCACCGGCACGACAATCGAGGCGCTTCCGGGTGCCGGCGGCGAGGCGGCCCCGCTTACCGCGCGCCGAGTGCCGACCTCGGCAGGGGCGCGCCAGGCGCTTGGGATGCTCTACGGCACCCCGGCTGGCCGAGACGTGGCCCAGATGTCGCCCGGCCTTGCCGAGTTTGCCAAGGAGGGCGCCCTCGGGCGCACGGTTGGCGGGTCTGTCTACGATCCCCTGACGGGCAGGTTTACGAGGCCGCCCGAGGCGCAGGTCCAGACGCTGACCCCGCAGGAGGTGGCACGCCTTGGCCTGCCGCGCGGGACGCTGGTGCAGCGCGACCCAGGCGGCGAACTCAAGATTCTGCGCGAGCCGCCGCGGATGGGGGCGGGAGGTGGTGGCGGTGGTGGGGCGCCAGTGGCGCCGGGCGGCGCGGCCATGCCGCCTGGCATCCTGCCGCCGGAGCGGGCGCGCGCGCTTGGCTTCCGCGAGGGCTCGGTGGTCTACATCGACCCGAAGACGGGCAAGCCGCAGGTGCTGCAGGCCGGCGCGGCCGGTGCCGCAGCGGCTGGCGCGCCCGGAGCACCCGGCGCCGGCA